GCGGGGGGGAGCGGCGCGGCGGGAGGGGCCGGGAAAAACCGGGGGAGGGGCTGCGCCCCTCCCCCGGTCCAAATTCCGCAGACGACGAAAATGCGGAATTTTACACAAAAGGGCTGGACAAATTATGCAGCTGTGCTATAATCTGACTATCCGCAGGAGTACTCCTGCTTTGGCGTTTTAACAAGCTTAAAACGAAGCGGGCTGCGGAAATATTAAAACCATTGGGAAGTGTTAACAATGAAAAAGGTATTGGCAACCGTGCTGGCGCTGGTCATGGCGCTGGGACTGTGCAGCGTGAGCTGGGCGGCAGACGGCGAAGCAACGGTGAGTAGCAAAGAGAAATTGGAACAGGCTTTGAATGACAGCAGCGTGACCACCATCAAGCTGGGCGCTAACATCACTGCCAGCATTACTATCGCTGCGGGCAAGGATGTCACGCTGAATCTGAATGGCCACACGCTGACCAATACGGATGGCCAGCATACCATCACCAATAAGGGTACTCTGACCATCACCGGCACCGGCACCGTGGATAACGTAAGCCATGCCCGCGCGGCTATCGTGAACAACGGTACGGCAACACTGAACGGTGGTACGTATACCCGCAGTAATGAAAACCCTGAAAACAATGAAGAGAATGCAGGGGGAAATAGTTTTTATACCATTTTGAGCGATAATGGTGCTATGATGACCATCAATGAAGGCGTTACCGTGACAAATGTGGGCCACTTTTCCAGCATGATCCGCAATGGGGGAACGAGTGCATCTACCATGATCATCAATGGCGGCACATTCAGCGGCGGCTTAAATGCAATCAAGAACGATGGAGCGGGTGTGCTGACCATCAACGGCGGTGATTTCTCTAATACATCCCAGTTCGTTGTTATGAACTGGCATAAGACAACCATCAACGGCGGTTCTTTTAAAGCACAGTCCTCTGCGGAAGCGGTGCTGTTCACGGCAAAATATGCGGAGAACACGGCCGTAGGCGAGCTGACAATCGAAAACGGTACGTTTGAACGCTCGTCGGATACGCAGAAAATGATTCGGGATTATTTTGATGAGAATCACAAGGGAACTGCAGCCATCTCCGGCGGCACCTTTAAGGATGCTGCGGGCAATGCAGTTGACGTGTCTGCGTATCTGGTAGCGGGCAAGCAGCAGAACAGCGATGGTTCCGTTGGCAACAAGTCCTATTACTACTACCCCTCCACCAGCGATACCACCACTTCTACCACCACCAAGGGCTCTCCCAAGACCTTTGACGCGGGCGTGGGCATCTACGCGGTGACGGCAGTGCTGTCCGTGACCGGTATGGCGTGGACCGCTAAAAAGCGTCACTAAGAGCAAATAAAAAAGAAAGCCCGTAAGGGCTTTCTTTTTTTGCGCTTTTTTTGGGGGAAGGCTGGGACAAAAAATTTGGGGTGTTGCACGTTTGCGGGCAACTTTCGGGCTGGGCGGGGGCAGGGACAGAACATGAAAGGGAGGTGCTCGGATGGAGCAGGAGACAAGGACCGCGCGGGACGCCGGTGCTCCGGTGAAGATCGGGGCGGAGGCGGTACGGGCCGCGGCGGAGGTGCTGCGGCGCTATCGCGCGGGCAAGCAAAATCTGGACAGGCGCATCATCGACAACGAGCAGTTCTGGAAACTGCGGCACTGGGAGCAGATGGAGAAGGCGGGCGAGGGCGGCAATCCGGAGGACGTGCGGCCGGCCAGCGGCTGGCTGGTGAACTGCATCCTCAGCAAGCACGCGGACGCCATGGACTGCTATCCGGAGCCGACGGTGCTGCCCCGGGAGCCGGGAGACCGGCAGGAGGCAGAGACGCTGAGCCGTATCCTGCCGGTGCTGCTGAAAAACGACCGGTTCAGGCGGACGTATTCCAAGGCGTGGTGGGACAAGCTGAAGTCCGGGTGCGCCGTGTACGGCGTGTTCTGGGACAACGAAAAGCTGCACGGGCTGGGCGACGTGAGCATCCGCAGCATGGACGTGCTGAACCTGTTTTGGGAGCCGGGGGTCACGGACATACAGGAGTCGGAGCACTTTTTCTGCACGGAGCTGGTGCCCAACAACCATCTGGTGCGGAGGTGGCCGGAGCTGGAGGGGAAGCTGGGGCGCGGCGGCGCGCAGGTGAGCCGGTATCTGTTCGACGACAAGGTGGACACGTCGGAGCAGTCGCTGGTGGTGGACTGGTACTACCACACGGAGCGTGAGGGACGGCAGGTGCTGCAGTACTGCAAGTTCGTGGGGGAGAATGTGCTGTATGCCACGGAGAACGACCCGGAGATGGCGGCGCGGGGCTGGTACGACCACGGGAAGTATCCGTTCGTGTTCGATACGCTGTTTCCCGAGGAGGGGACGCCCTGCGGGTATGGGTATGTGGATCTGTGCAAGTCGGCGCAGAAGCAGATCGACCTGATGAACCAGGCTATTCTGAAAAACACGCTGGCGGCGGCGACGCCGCGGTTTTTCATCCGGGCGGACGGCGCGGTGAACGAGAACGAGTATGCCGACTGGACGAGGCCCTTCGTGCACACCAACGGAAACCTGGGCGCGGACTCCATCGCGCCGATCCGGGTGCCGGCGCTGGACAGCGTGTATGTGGCGGTCTTGCAGAACAAGATCGCGGAGATGAAGGAGACGGCGGGCAACCGGGACGTGATGAGCGGCGGCACCGCCGGCGGCGTGACGGCGGCCACGGCTATTGCGGCTTTGCAGGAGGCGGGCGGCAAGCTGTCGCGGAACATGATCGACGACGGGTATGAGGCGTTTTCACAGGTGGTGACGCTGTGCATTGAGCTGATCCGGCAGTTTTACGACGTGCCGCGGCAGTTCCGGCTGCTGGGCCGGGACGGCGGGGCGTTCGTCGCCTACGGCAACGGGGGCCTGCGGCCCAGGGCGCTGCTGACCGGGGGCTATCGCGTGCCGGAGTTCGACCTGGAGGTGATGGCACAGGACGAGACGCCGTACCAGACCATGGAGTACAACCAGCTGGCCCTGCAGCTGTTCCAGATGGGGTTCTTCCGCAGCGATATGGCGGAGCAGGCGCTGCGGTGCCTGGAGCTGATGCAGTTCCGCAGCAAGGACACGCTGGCGGAGGTCATCCGGCAGGGACAGAAGGAGACGGACCAGAAGGCGTGGCTGACGGAGGCGCTGCGGCGGGCGGTGACGCTGCTGGACAAGAGCCAGGGGACCCATCTGGCGGAGGCGCTGGAACGGGAACTGGAAAAACGGGAGAGCAGCGGCGGAAAGGCGGCGGTGCGCCGGAGCAGCGACGCGGTGACGCGGCAGCGGCAGGCCACGCGGCAGGCGGTACGGCCCAGATGATACGGGCCAGCTGCGGCGGCGCGCGCCCCTCCGGGCGGGGGGGCCCCCGGGGGGGGGGGGGGGGGGGG